CCTCGGAAATCCATTCGCCCAAGTCTTCCTTGCCGTCTTCCCTGATGTTCGTTGCGGTGAGCTGCTCGCTGATCTTGCCCGCCGAAACGTAAGAATGTGATCTTTCATGGATAGTCGTTGACTGGTTACGCCTTTTCAGGGATTCCTCTCTACCAGTCGTATTACCATCGTCGCCCTGACCGGCTCCGCTCATTGGCTCCCGTGAATAGGTTACCACTGTGCCGCCTTTTTTGGTCAGAAGCTCTGTGTTGACGCAGATTAGAGAATTTTTGTCTTTACCCATCATTGGGGTAAAAAACATATTCTGCAATCCATAGACAAAGACCGCCTGCGACCAGACTGTCTGAGCGCGCGGATCACCAAATGCAAAACTTGTAGCTGGCATAATCGTGCCCCTTTCTTAATGTCTGGGGCGGTTTTTTACAGCATTGACGCTGCTAAAACCACAGGATCGACGTACCCAACAGTGGAGAGTATTTCCTCCTGCGTCGGTACTTCTTTCGTTGTGGTTTTTCCGCCCTTCTCTGTTTCGTTTTGGGCAGATAGATCAGTCTTTGGTTTCACTCTTTCGGCTGCGGCTTTGCATTTTTCGTATGCGGCAATCCCAAAATCGGCCCCGGCGTTTTGCAGGTCGAGTAATTCGCCTGCCGTGAGGTGCTGCTCTCCGACATCAATAACTGTCTGCCAGTCGGGGTGCTTGGCAACTGCGGCATTGCGGGACTTGATCCGTGTCTGTACTGCTGCCTTTTCCGCTTCTGCCGCCTCTGCCTTTGTTGCCTGGGCCTTTTCCCACGCGGACTCCTGCCTGCCCAGCCGAAGCATCTCGCCTGGTGTGAGATCAAGGTCGTCAAGAGAATCAACCTCTTGCTTCTTCATCTCACGCTGGATCGGTGATACTTCCGCATGTGCCGCATTCTGCTCATTAGCACCCTGTAAAATTTCCAGCTTGCCTCTGAGTTCCGCTGCTTCAATTTCCGCTGCCTGTGCCCGGCTTCTCAGGGCAGTAAATTTCGCAATCGCCTTTTCTTCTGAGATAACCGACTCCTCAGCCGGAGGAGTTCCATCAACGGCCAACAAGGCCGCTTCTGCCAAAGTCTGGTCTTCTGTTCCATTTTCATTTTCCACGATAAAACTCCTTTTTCCCGGCTGAGCGAGCCGCAGACCTGTAACCTCTACAGTAGAGGGTGGATTTTTACCGAATCCACCAAAACGCAACCCCGCGAACCATTCGCGGACGAGCAAACCGAGATTGCCGCTGTCCCGTACAGCTAAATTGTACTTCTCTTAACCAATCGTGCATACCGAGTAATATCGGCGGCGTTGGGCATAAGCCCCCGCCTTCCGTAGTTCATACATGGCTTGATTACAGCCATAAATGCCCGTTCTTCGTCAGTCAGGGGAACGCCGGCAAGCCCAGCTTCCAGCTTCTCCATGTTCTTTGCTGTCTGTGCGTTTGTGGCGTCAACAGCCGCTTTCCGATTCTCGTCAACCTTCCTCTCAAGCTCCTCTTGGGATAGTACCGGCTTCGGCTTTACTGTCTGTGTTGGCGGTGTTATTCCGATAACCGTCAACTCAGCTTCGGCGTAGTCGCCCTCGTCACCATTGTCGAACGCTACTTCGTTCAGCCCATCGCTGCGACCTTTGACAACCGTTCCAGGATAGACTACTCCTTTTTCGGTAACACTTACCCTTGTTCCATTCTCTAACATCTTCTTTTCCTTTCAATTTGGGCTTATTATATTTAGATTGGGCCTGATTATCTTCGGCCCCTTTACTGGCATTTCGTAGTCTGGCGCGGTGATCGTTATCGAGTTTGTTTCGGCATCATACGAAGGGTGTGTCTTCTTTCCGTGCGACGCCTTGCTGAATGCCTCCAGCATTTCAACCGTCAACGTTTGGGAACCGCCGATTTTGTGAAGCATCATAATCATAAACGCTTCAACCCATTCGGGTTTGACCGCTGGCATCTTCGGTTCTGATTGCTTCATCTTCCCGCCTCTTTTTTTCTTACCTACTCTTGGCATGGGACGCCTTTCCCTAACTTACAGTGGCTTCCATCCGCTTTCGTTGCGGTTTTATCAAACTCCGGGCATGTATCACATTGTCCCATCATCCTCGCATAGTTCTTATCATACCGGGTTTTATCAACCTCTGTGCCCTCAAACCGCTTTTCGTAACCCGGCGCCCAGCCAAGGCCGCCGTGATCGTAAGTGCCCTCACATTTCGTAGGGCTGAAATTCCGGCTCTTTATCAGCATTTATGCTGTCCTCGCCAAATTTGTTTGCTGCATTTCCTGCATCTTCTTCCGCCTGCCCGCTTTTACGTCTTCCTTGTTTGCTATATCAGTGCTGTCGATCAGTGTTTCGCCGTCAAGGCCAACATCGCCGCCCTCGATGAGTACCTTATGAAGTTCAAACACTTCAACAGACCGGATCATCCGAATCGTTTCCGAAGTCGGGCCAAGTGATATTTTCGTTGAATACTTGCCGGTCCTCCTGTTGTGGATCGAGTCGAGAAGCATCGCCTCTGCCATCGGTAAGGCTTCCTTGTTTATCAACTCTTGAATTTCTGCATAAAGCTCTTGGTCTTTCTGGGCTTGGTTGATTATAACCTGTTGCGCCTCTGGGCTGGCACTCTGTAAGGCCATTTCATCAACCTGCTCTGGCTCTCGTATCTTAACGCCCGACTGCTCAAACTGAGATATAATCATCTGTCTGGCTTGGGCCATAAACTCTTTGTCGAATAAACCCTCCTTATCGACAATCTCCCTGATCTCATCCTCACTGAATATGTCATTATTGCGGATTACCTCAATGATAAAATCGGCCTGGATAGAGCAGGTCCAGTCCCAGTTGCGGAATACAGAAGCAGAACCCGTCAAACTGTTTTGCTGTTTTAGGGCTATGGCAGACGCGACGCGATCCTTTGCTGTTGTGGGGTCTTCTGTGCGGATATTGGATATTTTCTTCAAATTCTCCTGTGCGTTCTGCTCAATAACTGTCATTGCCACCGGGAAGTCGTTTTGCTCTAACTTCTCAATGGAACCACCGGCCCTGTCCTCCTCCAGTACAACCCCATCCTCCCCGCCGTGAGCTTCGAGCCAGTCTTTGTACTCCCCGCCGGGATCGCTCTTGATTTTGAATCCCGTGTTTGCCAACTGCTTGACCATGTTCAGGCTTTGGGAGTGCGTCCAGTTTATTTCTTCCTGAGTACTGATCAGGTCTTCGGTCAGGCTTCCTTTGAAGCCGTTTTCGAGATACGGCCAGTAGGGAAATACGGGGAACATCAGGGTCTTCCATTCATTAACCCTGTCCTCCAAGAATACATCACCAACCCGGATTGTGTGATGAATCACGTTGCAGACAACCTCCATAACTGAGAAAATATCGGGAAACTCTTTTGCGGCTTTTCTGGCAGCAGCAATTTCCTTGTCTTCCATCAACAGTATGGCTTCCATCTCTGACTTGCGGGTGTCAAACCACCAGACGCATTTCTTGGGTTCTCTCCACCATGTATGAGATTTTTTGAATCTCGACTTTGATAGTACATCTGAATCAGCTTTTCGATTCGAGAAAGATGAGTCCTGCTTGACGAACCGCCCTGACATCCAATCTATAATCGCATTGATAGCGCCCATAACAATGCCTTCGCCGGCTGGCGAATGTCCCATTGCGTCAAGCTCTGTCTTTTGGTCTGGGTACTCGGCTTTTACAAGGTCTTTGTCCTCCCACGGTTCCCAAATGACATACTTGCAGCCGCCCTCTCGGTCGTTTATGTCGTAAATAATGCAGTTCGGATCAAACAATACTTCATGCTCAACAGCCCGCTTGATCTTGATATTGGCGTGTTTTGGGTCTTCCGTCCTGTCTTTTAGAGCCACCATAACGCCCTGGCCTATCGCTATACCAGCTTCAAAAGTGTCTGATTTTTCGTATTGCAGTCTTTCAGCGTCAAATACCTGCGCGGCGAGTGCTGTTAAAACCTTTGCAACCGTGTCAGTGGCCCCCCTGGTGGGTGATACCCTGATCTGCCGTGGATTTCCTATCTCTGTGCCGGCCAGGTGCTTAATCTGTGGCTTTATCAGCGGCACTGTCAGGGCAAACTTGCCGGCTTCCTCCATCGCCTGTAAAATACCAGGGTCCCATTGGTCCCCACTACGGAATCGGTCGGCCTTTTCCATCCGGTCATAGAAACTTGCGGCCCCGGTTATTCCATCGGCTCGCATCTTCTTGACCTTCTCTAATATCTTTTGCTCTTTTTCTGTGTTTGGCATAGTTACCTCTACATCATCGACATCGCTGATTTGCGTCGCTTTTTACGATACCCACCGTCTCTCTTAACTATCGGGATCGTCCGGCGAATACCATACCTGCCATAACAATAAGCCAATCCTCTATCAGGCGAACAGCCAAGCTCTTTTTTCGTCTCATCGTTTGACCGCATTATCATCTTGCCGGCGTTAGTGACTTTATACCTCGATAAGCCTACAAGCTGGCGGCGTGTTTCGGGATCATGTATCGGCTCTACCTTTAGTTGTCTGATCTCCTGTGCCGCTGTTTCAACCGCCTCGGCCTTCTTATTGGCAAACCTGTCAGAGTCCTCGCACTTCTCCGCGCTGTTGAAAGCCTGGACGTGATAATGCGCTTCGTCAATCTTCAATCCATCAGAAACTCCTTTGCCGTTACCAATACAGTCAACA